GAATTATTTTATAGTATGAAACTAAAGGAGCAAAAAATAAAGTATAAGCAAATACCATCTAAAGAAGATTTAGTTGAACTGTATAAAAGTAACACTTTACAAGAAATTGCTAATTTTTATGGAACAACTAAAACTAGAGTTAGAAAATGGTTTGATAGATTAGGAATAGAAAAAAGACCTCAAGGGGGTGGTAATAATAGAAAATTTATAGATCTAATTACCGAAGATGAATTAATTAAATTAATTAAATCTAAAAAAACAAATAAGCAAATTGCTAAAATTTTAGGGTGTTCTGTGAGTAATGTGTGTAGACTTTTATCTAGATATGGATTAAAAAGAGAATATGATACGACTGAGTATAAAAAATACTCAAATAAGGTTAGAAGATTAACTGAAAAAAATTATGTAAAATACTTTACAATCATCAATCCAAATAATCACCCAAGAACTTTATGTGGAGTTGATGGTGGATACCAAGTAGATCATAAATTATCTGTTAAATTTTGTTATGATAATAACATATCTGAAGAAGTCTGCTCTTCAGTAGATAATTTGCAAATGATTGAATGGTCGCAAAACCTAAATAAAAGATATGTAAACATTTTTGAGGAAAATTATGTCAACAGTAAATGTACCCCAAGTAAATTGGTCTCCTGATATGATGGTAGAGGTTATTTTAAATGAACCGGATGACTTTTTAAAAGTTCGTGAAACTCTAACTCGTATTGGTGTAGCATCAAGAAAAGAGAAAAAACTATATCAATCTTGTCATATTCTCCATAAGCAAGGTCGTTATTATATCGTAAGTTTTAAAGAACTTTTCGCATTAGATGGTAAACATGCCAATCTAACCGTGAATGATGTTCAACGTAGAAATCGCATTGTGCAACTTCTTGCCGATTGGGGATTGATTAGTGTGGTTGATGTAAATAAAATTCAAGACATCGCACCACTCAATCAAATCAAAGTTCTTTCCTATAAAGATAAGAATGATTGGGTCTTAGAAACCAAATATAATATTGGGTCTAAGAAAAAGGCAGACGAAGAATCCGAAATCAACTGAGTTCGGAGTTCACTACTTTACTTCTCTAATGTATAAGTGATATATATTGATGAGTTGAATGCCTATTTGGATTCAACTCATAATATAACTCGCTTTTAAAGGGGAATCAAAATGACTCAGTTTACACGTTATAGTACATCCGACCTTCCTGCGTTAATGGAAAAAATTACCAGAAATGGTATCGGAATGGATGAATATTTTAATAGAATTTTTAGTCTTCATGAGACTACATCCAATTATCCTCCATATAATCTAGTCAAAGTAAGTAATGTAGAGTCTAGACTTGAAATTGCATTGGCAGGATTCAAACGGAAAGAAGTCTTAGTTTACACTCAAGATGGTAAACTATTTGTAGAAGGTCAAAAAGAGGATAAAGAGACCAATTCTGATTATTTACACAAAGGACTCGCACAGAGAAGTTTCACGAGAGTTTGGACTCTTAGTGATGAAACTGAAGTTCGTTCCGTTGAATTTGAAGATGGACTTTTGACAATTACATTGGGTAGAATTGTTCCAGAACATCATAAGAGAAAAGACTATATCTAAATAGTATTAACCCAACTATCGTCGGCGCTGCGGGGAGGTTCCTGGTCAAAATCAGGTTGACACCTCCCTTTTTTCATGGTATACTGGATGGAGTGAAACGAGAAACATGTCTATTAAAATAGCATTATTGAAATCGGGTGAGACAATTATTTCGGATGCAAAAGAACTAATTTCTGAAGAAAAAGTATGTGGATATTTGTTTGAGAATCCACACGTAGTAGAACTCAGGAAAACTCTTCTTCTCACCGAAGAAAATGTGCCATCAAAGGGTGACCTAGAGGTAGTCCTATCCCCTTGGATTCCATTGAGTAGTGACGCCCAAATTCCTGTTCCACCAGATTGGATTGTGACAATTGTGGAACCAATTCAAAATATTAAAGAACTTTATGAGGAAAAAG